TACTGTTCGTTCCATCCATCAACTAATACCTCTCCACTATCTCCGTCAACATGCCAGTCTGCTGCGATTTTGTACTTATCATACACATCTTCAGCTATTAATCCGATCATATTCTTTCTATAGCGGATATCGTCCTCATTCGTAAAGTAGTCCTTTTTATATTTGAACTGTATAACATCCACATCGTAAAGATGCTCCGGATTCAGATCTTCGTCAAGTTCAGGAGTAATGTTATCTTTGAATCTTCGAGACGATGTTTTTGAGGTTTTTGCTAATACACCATTTCCATCAGACGAGATATAAGCATTAGCCGCTGATGTGGTTTCTGCTTTTGTACACGCTGGAATATATAGATGTCCGGGCGAATTAATTTTTACACTTGACGGCATATATACTGTGCCATCTGTAAAAAACGTAATATAATTTGTCCAGCCACTGGTGTTGCCATTCATTATATAGAACGCACCACCATCGTTTCTAAAACGAATGCATGAATCACCATAACCCATGCATATATGGTAATTATTACGCCCCAATGCGTTTGCATCAATGTATAAAGGTACCGGCGTTTCAAAATAGGTATCTGTAACATTGTTTTGATAACAACCGTTGAATCGTGCTGCATATGCTGTGCCATTTGAACCATATGAACCATCAGTATTTACTGAAAAACTATTAATATTTGCTTTTCCGGATACACCGAGGTTGCCGTTGATTTTAGCATACGATGTTTCAAGACTTGAGCAATCGACATCGCCATTTACATAAACATTAGACGAGGGAGTATATTCATATCTTGTACCATTTGTTGAACCGGTACTAACATTCTCCATATAACCAAGACTAACTCGAAATAATTCGATTGGATTACCATAAAAATATTGTTTTTTATTTGCTTCCGAATTATCACCATACCCCGTAATTGGGCGAGCCATCCATTGTAGTCCAGTCGAACCGTTAATCAGCATATAACCTTGTTTATAATAGGTTAACTGATCCTCATCGAGTTCGCCATCTGGCATACTTACAAAATGCCCAAATCTGGCTCCACCATCTGCAATACACGCAATAGAATCACCTCTATCATTGTAGAAATTAAAACTAAAACCTGAAGCTTTCATGTAATACGAATTATTGCTTTCATTTCCCAACACAATTTCATCACCAAAACTGGCGACAATATCATCACCACTTTTTACGTTCACGTTCTTGTTACTGACTTCCAATGATTTTGAAGATGATGAATCACCCAACGATATTGTTCCATCTTTAAATACAATATAATCTGTATACTTCGATGTGTTGGCATTCGTACCATTGAGAATCTTATCCCAGTTTAACTGCCAGCCTTGAGCATTCTGTATAGCGGTCGTTGATGACTGCTTATAACCATTATAATCTTTTGATAATGTGGTTACTGTTGAGGTGATAGCATCGGCTTTCGTTGTCAACTGGGCATCTGAATATTTTTCGGCTGCTGCAATAGCATCATTTTTTGCTGTCGTAACTTCAGTTTTTTTCGCTCTCAGATCAATAGCTTCCTTATTAGAAGTTATCTGAGTTTCGGCATTGGTTACACGAGTTTCCAAATCCTCAGGAGCTGGCGTCCAGTCGGTTGCAATAGTACCTTTTTCGAGTTTTAAACCACAGATCCATACATTTCCACCAATATTCTTAGGTTCAACACCAAATTGCATGACTCCATCTTCGGTTACTTCAATAGTCATCCAAATACGCTTCCAAGTATTTATTTCTGTAACACTTGTATCTTTTGACAATATATTATATTTTACACCAGTTCCTCCAAGGTTAGGAAGCATTTGAAAATTATTTAAAACATCTATTTTAATGTATAAGCTGCATGTATATACTTCAGATTGAATAGCATCTATTTTCTGACATAATACACCCCAAGGAGAAGATTTTTTACGTACTGTCAGTCCATCGTATGTACCGTCCTCAGTCCACCCATTCTTATTTACCCAATTACCAGAAAAATCTTTTGTTCCTCTATATAAGTTTCTACCACCAACCTTCAGATTATCAATCTTACTATTTGCAGTATTGGCGGATGACTCAGCACTAACCGCTTTGTTATAAGCTACTTTTGCTGCCTCATAACTACTGGATTTTGATACTGCCGAATACGAGAATGAATCGTCACTCATAATTGTCAAATCAACAAAATATAATGTATTGGTAGATCCGGTGGTGTAACTTGGCTCTGTGGTTATCCAATTACCTCCTGGTGGATTAGATGCGGGCTTACTCGGCACAGATGATGTAGATGACTGAAGAAGATAATAACGAACCGTCTTCTCAATATCTATGATCTTTGATATTGTGATCTCAGCCTTTGCTTTAATCATACATCATCCCCCCTATTCGAGCTGACAACTATATGGCTGTGAGTTCTTCACATCAGAAGCTGATACGGTAAGTGTCTTAGCGGTCTTTATAGCTGTTGTGCTAGTACCTTTATACCATTTGATACTACCGAGAGATCCGCATACACCAGCATCAGTAATGGTCTGTTCCATGCCGCCTTTAAAAACATGCGCGGTCAATACTGTCGAACCATTATTGTTCTTAAATACTATACCATTGCTCGATGTGATCGTAAGCGTAATCGCATCAGCTCCAGCAGCACCATCTTTTCCATTTTTGCCATTTTGACCATTCATTCCGGCTTTTGCTACCGCAAACGAAAATTTTTTATTAACCGTAATACCATCAACTACGACCGGAATAGTAGCTTCACAAGCGGTTGAAACTGTAGCAGTTGTTGTAAATGTTATCTTAGCTTTTGCCGTCCCGCTATTCTCAACAGTTGCTGAAATACCTGTTGGACATGTTATTGCTTTTGCGTCTACGGTTACGGACGAGCACTGATTCTGTCCACAGTACGCTACCGCTTCAGTAGAGCAAGTCTGCCCTGCTGACACACCGGATACTCCGCCCACGAACGTGTATGCTTCACTTGTAAGCATTACTGAATAAGCATCAGTTACATCAATCAATGTAATCTGATCTGCTGCTTTTATGGCCATATTTGAAATCCTCCTTAATCTGTAATAAGTTCACACATGAAAGTAACTTTTGCATCTACATCATCTGGCGAAAGGGTAAAAGAAAATCCACCGTTGCCCATTCTTGAGTCGGTGGATGATATAATTCCGTATGTTTCATCATCAAGTCTCTGCCATTTCCATTGAATATAGGCAGAGATTCCGTATACTTCATGTAATTTGTCTATATCGGTTATTCTGTCTTTTCCATGATATATAACAACTGATAATACTGTCGCTGTCATGTTGTTTTTAAATACAATACCTCTCGATGATTCAATTCTCAAAAGTGTTGTAATCTCATCTCTGACATTATCGATGTCCTGCTTTATGTTTTGAATTGCATCTGAAATATCTTGACCAGTTCCATCCCCACTCTTTATAGAGAACGCATCTGCTGATATATCGAGTTTATATTTACCATCTGAATCTTTGAAATATCTGATGTAATTGGTAGAATCACCAAATGAAATTTGACCTGTATTATCGAGATAAATGCCTCTGGTGTCATTAAGAACCGATTCTTTTACTCCTGAAAATATAGAATCTTTTGTTATTTTGAAGCCGCCTATCGTTGCCCCAAAAGCAACCAAATCTTCAACTGAGATTTTAGTAGCCGTGATAGAATGTGCCTTAATAACACTACCATTCAAACTGTTATAATCAGTTTGTTCCTTTTCTATGGTGTTTCCATCGGTATTAAGCTTGTAATATAACCCATCTTCGCCTTTAACTACAAGTTTATCTGCTACAATAGTATTACCCTTGATTAAATCACCGCTAATTGTCACTCCAACGAGTTCACCAGTGATCGTTCCTTTGTCAATTGTAATATCTTTGATTAAGCCAGACTCTGAATACAAATACTTCATAGCAGCTTCTCCTATATTGGAAAAGTCTATATTTGCATATCTGATGTCTGCATCTGTTGCATCGAGTTTGTCTGTTTTGAGCTTTTCAATATCAGCACTGTTTGCTTTGAACTGGTCTGACGTCAGACTTTTAAACTCACCAAACTCACCTGATAAATTGTTGATGTGACCATTTGTAGCTTCAAGATTCTTAATTGTCGCGTATGTAGCATTGGCAGTCTCAGTAGTTATTGTCGTGGATTCGAGATTTTCAATCTTGCCTTCTTGAACTTCTAATTTGCCAGTTACTTCAAGATTTTTTGTTTTTAAATCTGAAATCTCGGCACTACTTGCCTTAAGATCCTTTTTAATAACAACATTATCTGCTTCTAAACTATCAATCCGCGCCTTTTCAGCTTCGAGCTCCTTTGTTGTCACTGTATCGGCAACAATTTCTCTTATTTTGAGAACATCATCTGCTACAGTCTTCACGTCTTCGCTTCTTGCCGATGGAGATGTTACATTGCCGATAATTGTAGCAGTATGATTTTTTAACATTACTAACACTCTTTCTCCGTTCTGAGTGTCAGCAGTCTTATCTATTGGCGTTAGTTGATCCGAGCCATCCATTTGAACATACGTTGTTCCATTATTAACGACTGCTGTACCATATACTATGGTTTGGCTATCGTTTTTCTTTTCTGGCTTATTTAGTTTAGCCAATTGTGATACAAGATCATTAGGTAGATTCAAAGAATATCACCCCCATAAATTTCTTGTATATATAGCTTTTTCCGAAACCGGACAACCTGGAGTACATTGAATCGTCTGGCTTATAATCTTTGCCTTAACATTGTTCAGCCCGGCTTTCTCATAATTTAAAAGCACACAGTCACCAACTCGAACTGGATAATAACCATGAGTATAAGTAACTGTGTACTCTAACGTGGAAGTCTGTTTCAAAACTTTATCTGCATATTCATGCAATTGTGCTTCTGTGGGTTCACCTGAAAATGATGGATTAGTTATTCTCTGTACAATCTCTCGTCCTCTATTCTGGATAGAAATAGGGCTGTCCTCATTTCGATTCTCAGCCCTAGCATAATAAGTACTCCTACCACTTGAATAAATGACCTCAACGACGTTCGGTATACCGTACATATCCCGATTTATCGTAATGTCGGGGTATAAAATAGAACTATTACCATCATCGAATGTCGTAACTGGCTGCAATGAAATCGCTTCCTGATTCGGTGCAAATAATAACTGCCCCATTTCGTCCAAATCAAATGTGTAATTAACCGTTGCTATTAAATCCTTATTGTACGTCAACCAAGTATCATCTGAATTTGCAACAAAACTCGATTGCAAGGTGTCAGTCATATTTGTTTGGATAACCGGCGCTCGCATGTTTTCACGGCATAATTTATATGCTGAATCCATGATATTTTCACCCTTGCCCAAACTGTATCCTAACGGAGGTTGATTTTCCTTCAACTCAGTAAGCGGTGAATATGCATCGAGTGATATTGTTGTAACCTTTCCATCAAACGATTTATCTGGTGTTTGAACCAATACAGTGGCTAATGGGAATCGTTCTGTAATTCCATTTTGAAGAGTTACAAGATATATCCGAATATAGCATTCTTCAATAGCTTCAGTGAGGTTTAATGTAGCAGACACCAATGTTTCAGTCGTTCCGTCCCGAGTTATTGCACTTTCTGTGACTGCGGTAATTTGTTCCTGATCAAGCCACGATATCGGATCTACTCGACGATACTCGAATGTCTGTTGCATTGATTCGTGCCAGTTAGGCATATTACATACCTCCTTCTACTCTTGTAACATCTAATGTTACCGGAATAGTCAATTCACAATGTGTTTGACTAAATGATACTTTTACACTTGCCCAGTACCCGCTTCCAGATGGTTCACGAATATATACTCGCCCCATCCATTCAGCTAATCGACGTAAAGCATACAATGTATCTGTGTCGTCTTTCTCAATTGCAACATTCCACGTCGACGTATGCCCAACTTGAGTTCCGTAATAATCAACCGGGTGCTTTCTTCCAGCATATTCGATGAACGATACATCTGGATTATAGTTATCGGATACATCTATATTATAAGGAAGCTTTAGCATCGATGTTGCCAGAGAAGAACTATCATCTGGCAAATCAGCACTGGTTAATGTTTCGTATAAATCTGACCAAGTTTCATCCCATTGAATGATTATGGCTTTCTCTTCTATTGGCCATGCCGGAATATCGTAAAATCCGACTGCTCCAGTTGTTTTACTCGTTGCGATAATCCTATATCTGGCGTAATCTAACGCCGGATGAGGATCTATAACGGTAACAGTTCCATCATTCTGTATATTGCTTCTTATTTCTGTAAATGTTCCGTTAAACTCTCTTCGGTATACAGATAACTCAACATTGGTCATTAATGTATCATTATCATCAACACACATTGGAGTGATATAAGCCGATATATTATCCCAATTAATTGAAACAGCAGCATCAGGAATTAATTCATCTTCACCCCATGAAACCTGCAAATCTGTATACTGAGTTGCAGTAAGACCATTATCCATTGATACGGTACATGATATCCGATAGAACTTATTATTCTCGAAGTCGACGTCTTGAGCTGAGATATCATAAGTATTTATTAATGCCATTCCAACTGCTGTGCTTGCTTTAATGTATTTACTAGCTATTATTTCGCCAGCAATAACTCTTTTAGGCTGTCCAATTTCGTCATAAGAATTATATGATTCTAATGATGTTATGGTTAACTGAAACCCCAATGGTGTCTGTGTTTTAGGTCCAGCAGAAAACCAAGCTGTAATTGGAAAAGCATTGATCTGCGTCAGTAATTCATTCTCTTTGTTTGTCAACCTGAAATTGAGTATTGGTGCTGCATATATTTTGATTGATCTTGTAGTAGACCACTCACTATATTTATTGGTTATACCGGCGGTTCGAACCTGATAAGTTAATTCAGCTCCTTCAGGATACTGAGTTGTATCGATTGAATATTCACTGGTTTCACCATTTGCTTTGATATATGCATCTAACGATATGGTAGGTTGTTCCGTACCGTTTACAATCATCTTCATCTGGGCATGTGTCTGATCTGATTCGTCTGTTGAATTATGGACCCAATAGATTTTCAAACTTTCGCCAACTTTAACAGTATTCGAAGAAGACCACGTTGTTGGCGCCGATGGTGTCGAACCAACAATAATTGAAAACGGATCAGTCCATGGAGAATCCCCACCTGAATTTGTAGCTTTAACCCTAAACCAATATAATTTTCCTGACGTCAATCCAGTAATCTCAGCATGACCTACTACTGAACTAACGCTTGTCGATGATACATTAGAAGGCGAGCTATCGAAGTATTTCTTCAACTCGGTATACTCAATGGTATATGTATCGACATGCGATATACCATTATTGGACCAGTCAATCATTACTGCTGTTTCTGATATAGCTTTTGCACTAACGATCTTCGATGGGGCTTCCGGTGCTGATAATACATCTCGTGTATAGTCAGTCCAATCGCTAAATACTTTCTCAGCAAATGAATAATGTCCATTTGCGGCGCCAATCGTTGCTTGAATAATAGACGCAACAGAATTCGGTATATTAATCGAAAGTACATTAACTGCTCTGCAACGTACACTATATGCCCCACCGGGGTCAACGATACACGATACTGCCGCTCTTGCAAGTTTAATATCGGATATTCCAGACTTATATAACTTAGCGCCTTTATATACTCTGAATTCTACAACATCAGTCTTTGGGTCAGTTATTTCTACGCTTGCAGAAAGCACATACTGATTGATTGTGACTGTTGGACTTGACGGCGTAGCTGGTGGATCGTTCTCAGTAAGATATTCCGCAGACACTGAAGTTCCAGTCCAATAACTTTTTGTTACTTTTGTGGTTGTAGTCTTTTTGTTTTTACCGGTTCCTGTTGTCTTTTTAACCTCAGTCTCATAAGTTTTCGAGACTGGCTTGACCGTTACTTTTATCTTTGTGGCATTATCCGGCGCACCATAAGTCGCATTTGTAGCGGTTACATTTGATGACCCACTATCAAACCAAACGCCGTCTCCGGTTGCATAATACCAATGAACTTCATAGTGATCAGTATTTTCTACAGGTATGATTGAAGTGGTGGTAGTTCCTTCCGCAGTCAGCCTCGACAATTTTACTGATGCATTCAGGGTCTTTGTCTTTGCTTTATTCTTACCAAGGACGACCTTATCACCACTTACACTCTTTACATACCATTTATCTTTTATAACATTAGCTGGTATAGCGACTCCGTTATAATACTTGGAGCCGCTTTTAATACTAACTAATGCATTTTTTTTAACTGTTCCGGAAGAAGTATAAACTTTTGGTTCGGTGAATTTCCATGATGCAAAATGAGTACTATTAGTACCTTTCTGCATCTTTATAGTAAGTTCCTTTACTTTCTTACCCATGCTTACATTCTCCCTTCTATTCTGGTAGCTCTGAAAATAGTTTGCATTGCTTCGGCTATATTACTTCCATCATCATATGTCATACCATTTATTGTGTAAGTATTACCAGGTGTCATGTTAAACTTATCGCCAAGTTTTCCGATAGCTGAAATAATGTCGTCATTCATTCCATTTTGATTATTTGCCATTTTACTTGCATACTGAGCATTTGCTCGAAGTGCAATAGATCCGCTTCCGTTGAACATGTTTGTAATCATGCTTGCACTCGCCAGCACATCGCTAGTATCAACAACTGGACGAATTGTAGGCTCGTAATCGAAATTGGACGCGTCTAATGATTCTCCTATCTGAGAAATGACCGCCTGTGTATTCTGCAATGCTGAATTAGCCATTGCTCTTGACGATCTATCGGCTAAATAGCTAAATCGGTCAATTCCATTAACAAATCCCATTACAGTATAGTAACCAATCTTGGTAAACTTCCTTGATGGGGATTTGACTTCCAGCTCTTTTCTTGCTGCTGTCTCAGCATTCTTTGCCATCTGGCGAACCTTCGAAATGCCTCTCCAGGCGTGATCATCGACACCATTAGCAAATCCATCAACAATGTAACTACCCGCAGAATAAAAACTACTGTAATACGATCTTACATAAGACAGTGATGTACGCATAATTGAACTTACAGCTGTTGTTGCCTGATTAGCATTGACAGCGATTCCGTTACGGAGTGATTCTATCAATGTTTTACCAGCTTCTAAGAACTGTTGCTTTTTACTTTCTACATTGATAACAATCCCCTGAAGCAGTTCGTTTACCGCCATAGACACTCGTCCATCGGAATCCGTAAACGATGCTACAAATCCATCGAGACTGACTGATCCGATATTATTGAGGTTATCAATGAAAGTACTTAATCCAGACACATCTGTATCATCTATTCCAGATACGAGATCATATAATCCCCGAACCTGTGCAGTGAAAGCTGCTAAGGAAACAGTATCAACATCTACAATCTCTTTAGCAAACTTCTTCATATTCTTACCGAAGTCTTTGAGTGAACTTCCAAACTTCTTGAGTTTCTTGAATTTGGAATCTTCTGTTCCACTCAGTTTACTATGAAGATCTGCAAGGATGTTTCCTGCTCTGGCAGCCGAATCTACCGCATCCTGGTTGATATTACCAGACACTTCTTCCGAGAAATCTACCATTGCTTGTCCAAATTTAAGGATCTTTTCACCAAATGTAGCAAGATCTTTTTGACCTTTAAATTTTTGTATTATGCCGTCTATAGGATCTATAGAAGATTGTAATGTGGTTAGCATTGTTCCTGCGTTAGCGGCCGCCTGAATGCTTTCTAAGCTAATATTACCGGTAACCGTTCCTGAGAATTCTTTAATGGCATTACCAAATGCTACAATATTAGTAGCAAAAGTACCCATATCCTGTTCACCAGTATATAACTGCCATACACCGTCTGACTTAGGAAGAGAACTATTCAGCTCAGCAAGCATCTTACCGGCATTTGAAGCGTCTTCTACTCCCTGCGGATCTACTTTTCCAGCTACTGTATCAGAGAATTCAACAATTGCATTGCCAAATTTCACTATATTAGCCGAAAACGTATCCATATGCGATTCGCCAGTTATTGCCTGAACAAATCCGCCTTCTTTTGGTAATTCTTTATTCAATGCAGCAAGCATCTTACCTGCGTTAGCCGCATCCTGAACTGCGTCACCATCCACCTTGCCTTTTACAGCCGAAGAAAATTCCCCAATAGCCTCACCAAAGCCTTTCATCTTATTGCCAAAGTCTTCAAAATTTACTCCACCAGTAATCCATGAAGTTAACTGGTCAAGTAAATTCGCTGCGGTAAGAACAAGCAATGCTTCTGCCATGGATTTGACACCATCCATTGCGGAAGGATCAATTGTTTTTGCGGTCATAATAAATGGCGAAGCATTTACCATAAATTGTGATAGTTTTGTGCCTATCTCCGGCAAACCATCAGCAACACCTGTCATAAACCCGCTGACGATATTACCAAAGAATGATCCGATTGCATTACCTATCTTCTCAATAACTGGTATTCCTTTATCGAGGAACTCCTCTAACTGAGGTACCTTTTCCATCAGAGCGCCGATTCCAACGATTAATCCACCTATTCCTGCAATTAATGTTGCTAATGCCCCAATACCGATAAATGCTGCCGCACCCATGGCTCCAACAAGACCTAAGATGACTAATGCACCGGACATAGCCAGCAACAATGTAGATAATGCAATCGCCGTTGGTATTGATGCTTCGACACCTAATTTGTCCATTGCGCCAAGTATAACTGCAAGTTCTGCTACAACCAGCCCCATTAAAGCCATGTAACCGATTGCTTTTACATCGACACCTTTGGCTAAGCCGAGAACAATCATTGCCGCCACCATAGCATTAAGAAGTATTCCTAATGAAATAGCTGTCTGAATAGATCCTTCTACATTTAAAGCATCCATTACCCCAAGTATCGTTCCGAGTATTGCGACAACTCCTGACATTACAAGCATGTTACTCATAACCGATTTGTCAATTTTCTTCGCTTGTCCAAGGATGACAAATGCTGTTGCCATAGAGTTGAGTAATAACCCAATAGCTGTCGCTGATTGAATAGATCCTTCAAGATTAAGTGCTGACATAGCACTAAGAATAAGTGCCAAAACGCCAACAACACCCGTCATCGTATAAAGATTATCAGTAACAGTTTTGGAAATTCTATCTGTTTTACCAAGTATTGCTATAGATGAAGCAAACGCCAGCAATAAGACAGATAGTGCTGCTGACGATTTGATTGCCGAATTTCCATTAAGGAATGACATAGCAGTAATAATGCCTGCTAATAATGCAACAACACCCATCATGGTACCGAGAGTCCGTATCATTTGTTTTGTATTCTTTGAAACCTGCGTTACTTTTATCATTAATGCGAATGTTGCCATGACTGACGTCAATGCAAGTGAAGCCGCCGCCAACCGTTCAGGTTTTATGAATGATAATGCTACGATAGCCCCAGCTAATAATCCTATTGCAACAGTCATAACAATTAGGTTATTCTTGCAGTCTTTCGCATACTTTGTAACAGCAATCAATCCCGCAAATAATAACTCTAACACAGATACCGCCGCTAAAGCCCGACCAAGTCCATCCGGTTCAATCTTACTTAATACAAACAGCACTCCCGTAAGTACTACGAGCGCGCCAGACATCATGAGTAACATTGCTCCGGCTTTTGCCGCATTCTCACCAGCAAAGTTTGATACAGCAATAAGAGCCGCAAACATCAGTTCCATTTTGATTATTACGCTCATTCCTCGACTGATCTCATCATCGCTTATGTAACTTATAAGCTTGATAACCCCGACCATTGCCATCAAAGCTATTGAAATCTTAAGAATCATGCTTCCGGCTTTTGCACCATGCTCTCCAGCATACTGTGATACCTTTACAATTGCTTTGAATAATACACCAAGTACGCCTACAACAATTGTACCTTTTACGATTTCGTCAGCTTCAAGCTTTCCGGCAAGTTTAATAACTCCGACCATTATTACCAAAGCAAACGACATTTTAAGCAACATAGATCCGGCTTTTTTACCATTTGCTCCTGCATGCTCTGAAACTTTAACCATAACAGCGAAGAATGCGCCAAGCAATCCAATCACAGTCAAACCTTTTGCAATCCCCGATGCTTCAAGTCCATCAATCTGTTTGATAACTCTTACCATAACAAGTAATGCTACTGACATAGCAAGCATAGTCTTTCCTGAACCAGCAATATCAACAGGTCCTTTAGAAAAATTACTCAGTGCTAATGCTACAGTAGTCAATAAGGCAAGTATTCCAGTTATGCAGAGTAAATTTGTCTTCATCTGATCTGGATTCATGCCATTAAGTTTGGACATAGCTTCAGATACCAGTAATAACGATGCACCTATAGCAAGGATCGAAACCGTAGGCTTGCTGAAATCACCAAACTTATCCATTTTAGATAACACAAGAGATAAACCAACTAATGTAGCCGCCATTATACCAATGGTTATAACAGCTCTCTCTAACGAATCCTCGTCAACTTTGGATAGTACAACGAGAGATGCCGCTAACACACCAATTGCAAGAGCCATGTTAAGAATTCCTTTTGATACTGTCTCAAAATTCTTGGCTTTTGTTCTTTTGGTTATAGACGCACTAATTGAATCAAATACCGATCCAAAACTTGTAAGTAATTTCCCAACACCTTTAGCTGGTGCTGAAAATGCCTCAACGGCTTTAGAAAGGGTCTTAAATCCATCTGCCATCTTATAGGTTATAGCAAGCATTCCTGCACCTACACCAACCGCAAATACTTTCCCAAAATTGATTTCTTTTATACTACTAATGCATTTCTTACCAAGTGATTTAATAGTATTTAGTACAGTTGAAAAACCATTTTGAATTCCGTTGACTAATCCCTGAATAATGAACTGACCAATTTCAAAGAATTTTGTTGATGGTGAATGAATACCAAGAACATCACGGATACCCTCAAGAAGCATCTTACCGAGCTCTACTATTGACTGAACCGCTGTCGTTGCGCCATTCTTTATGCCATTAACAAGCCCTTTAAGTATGTATTCTGGTATGTTATCAGCTGCTTTTAATCCGTCAATCCAATTCTTCACAGCATCTGCCGCTTTCTGGAGATGAGGGCCAAGCTTATCCATCGCTTTTCCAAACAAATTACTGAAATCGGTAGCGTCTCTCAAATCTACAAGGAAATCTCCTAATTTAGCAGTAACAGATAACAGATCAATGTTGAAATATTTCAGAAGTGTCGATACAACTTTAATTCCGAATTTCAAACCACCACTGAGAACATTTGTAACCATATCAAGCAATGCAATAACACCCTTGATCGTTCGTTTCAGTTTATCAGCAGTATCATCACTCATAACTAAATGCTTTGAGAACTTGTTGATACTCTCAGTTAAGTTGTATAATGTATCAGAAGTAATAGGCTCGAACATCTCAGAGAATGCCTGCTTGAATGTTTTTGCAAACTTTATACAGCCCTTTATGCTATTACCGAGAGAATCGAGAATTAATTCTTTTCCGCTTGGTTTTTCTAATTGAGTGATTAATTCGCTCAATGGTGTGCCTGTTTTTTCAGCTTCCTTTGCAAGTTCTTTCAGTTTCTTTACCTGTTCATCGGTATATCCGGCATTCTTCAATTCACTATCGGATAAACTTGCGATAGCTTCTGTAAGTTCTTCAGCACTTAATGTAGTATTTGACCAATTATGTCCGTTTCTTTCCCATACTTTATTCACAAGACCCTGCACGGTTGCAAAGTCATATCCGGCTTCTGTCAAAGCCTTCATTCGTTTCTCGTTGTCATTATTTCCAAAATCGCCTCTAATGACTCTTCCTACTACATCATTGAAGTACTCTACTTTATCGGTTATATCATCTGTTGCTTTAGATGCTTCTGTTTCGGCACCAGCTAACTTCTTTATTGTTTCTATTATAATACTGCCAGATAATTTACCTGCTGCAAATACTTTACCAATCGTGCCGTATTTACTAATCAGATCATCGACGGCAATGCCATGACTTTTGGCAACTTCTATAAGTTTGTTGTTGAAATCCTCTTCAGTAACCCCAGCCGATGTGATCCTGGAAATGAGATTATCCCATTTTGAATTCAAGCCACTAAACTTTTCGAATATTTTGCTTACATCTATACCATTAATGAATTTTGTTAACGCATTAGCCGCTCTTGTTACACCAGTAGTAAATACCTGCGCAAATGGTCCAATATTTGCCTTAACATCATTGATCTTGATTCGCAATGCATTGAACAATTCTACAAGCGGACCATTCTGTTTAATTAACGGGCTAATAAACTCTGCACCTATTCTTGAAAGGGCTGACTTTACGTTTGACATTGCGCCGTTGAATGTTTCATTTGCTTTCTTTGCATGTTCACCAAATGTTTCGTCCATAGCTGTCGCAAAAGTATCGAAATCGATTTTCCCCTTCGACACCATATCACGAACATCTGCTTCGGTAACTTTGGCTCCATTTCCAACTTTTGTAAGGTACTCGGCCAATGTCGCGGCTGCGTTCATACCTCTGCCTGACAACTGAAGTAACTGGTCACCCATCATTCTTCCCTGACCAGCTATCTGTGTATAAATACGACCGATATCTTCATATGAGCTATTAGTCATGGCTGCAACACCCGAGATACCTCGAAGTGCACTCTTCATGGAATCACCAGCTCGCATACCTGATGCCGCCAACTGTGATGCTACTTTTGCCGCTGCATCCAAACCATATGCAGTTCCATCTACGCCATAACTAACATCTTCCATTACTGCGGCAACATCTTTTTCATTCTTAAGCAAACCCATTAACTGAAAGTTTGCATTTTCCAAATTCATTGCTCTGGAAATGCCGCCAGATTTTATGGTACTGGTAATGTAGCTGTTTGTTTTCTTGAAAAGAGAGATTACTGAATCTGTAACATTCTCAACAACCCTCATTCCCACAATTCCAAATGTGGAAAATCTTTTTTGCAACTGTTCCACGCCGGATGCAATATGATCGAGAGATATGTTGTTTGCAGCTCGAGATACATCCTGAATTCCTTTTGTTGCACCATCGAGTTTGAGTTTCTGTTTTAATCGGTCGAGTGATGACATAGTAGTTTTGACGTTTTTCTCAAAATTACGATTGTCAAACCTCATCTCGACAACTTTTTCATCAATAGTCGCGCTCATCTCTTAGTGATCTCCTTCCACGCAGAATCTGCGATTTCGTCAAAAATAGGCTGAATAGAAGGATTGATATAATCTCTGCCTTCTACCCAGCCACCGGTTCCTGTTCCATGTCCATACTGAAGAATGATCGCTATTGGCACATCATTTTGAATGTTTGAATTATGAAATGAGATTGACGCTGATCCGTCTTTATTCTCGATTTTGTAATACCAAGAACTCGCTGTTTTTCCTGTATCTTTTGGAGTTGCGGCAACTAATGCTTCAACACCGGCGCGACCATACTTATTGAGGTCACCAAGATGTATTACTTCCTTAGCTCGTTCAAGGAAATTAGTGAGATTTGAAAAGTCTCCTTTTTGTATAAAACTAATCATGTCAACCCCTCATTTCGTTTATATCTTTTTGCAATGATCAAGAGAAATCCAGCCTGCTCCTGATTTGAGTTTTCCCCAGCCCTTCTTTGACCCTGTACCTGTAGACTCAGCAATGATCGTATATATACCCTTATCTTTGATACAGCCCGTCTTTTTAGACTTGTTACTTGCTGATTTATAAATGTCCGCGGCGGATGTTATAACTTTTACTCGATAGGATTTAAAAGAAGATGTGAATGTTTTTTTCTTCTTTTTGGTCACTTTCAAATTCTTATTTACTGCTGCTGCGATATCGCCCATGCGATTGTATAAATAATCGCCAGGACAAGCTTTTGCCGCGAACCATCTATGGACAGTCATGTTCTGCAACTCTGGATGTCCAATAAGAGACTTATCTGCTTTCCATTTAAGTTCTTTAATGCCATTTCGTTTACAAACATCTGTAACCAACTTAATGAGAGACGCATAGGCTTTAGAATTTACCGCATATGGATGTTTGGCGTCTGATGCGACTTCGATAGTGATTGCACGATTGTCGTTTGACGCTGACGATGAACACCATGAACGGTCTTTTTCAGGACAATATAGCCCAATTCGTCCATCATAACCGATTCCATAATTTGCCGACGCGTCTTTGCTCGGGTTTGCAAATATAGAGCCTATCGTTTCTACAGACAACTGCCCCACAGTACAATGAATAGTTATTGTATCTATTTTATGTTTTCTGTTAATATCTCTATTTGGAGAAATTCTTGTATAATTTACAAGCGAACTATTTGAATATCTCATTTAATCATCTCCTTTGTTGTTGCTGAGATTGGTAATCATTTCTTCAGTGAGTTCATCTTCATGAATATCTTCACTGTTGTTTTCTGGTAAAAATACTTTATTGCCATCCATACTTCGTCATCCTTTCGTGTTAAATTTCTTTCTACGCTCAGCATTAATTCTGGCGTACATCGCCGTAGTATCTTTTTTACTCATCTTTTTCTTTGGCTGTCGGTCAAGCATGCAGACTTTGATCTGATCAATTAATCTGTTCAAATGCCATTTCTCACATTCTAAAGGCATTTGAAGTTCGAACATCCAACTATATATATCCTCGGCAGTAATAAACTGATCGTTCAGTCTGCTTTTTTGTTCGTTTGTGAACACAGTTGCCGTCATTTTTCGATATATATAATCGTTGAGCGCCTTGATGTTTTGTTCAGTCATGCTTTTATATGCATATGGATCAACATTCTTGTTTAATGTCATGCATTTGAAATAATCGATGGATTCTTCATAACTTAATTTTGTGGAGAGGAAAGGTTTATTCCACCTTGCCTCCCACTTCTGAAGAGACACCAAAGAATGCTCCATCGTTAAAGTTGCACCTTTAAACTCATAAAATTCGTTTGTTTGGTCGCTATAAAATTCCCTCGGTGGGATTGTTATTTCAATCATTCTTCAGTACTCCATTTTGAATTACGCAGTAGCAAGTACTGCTGTGTCGGCATTAGAAGCTGCATTCTCAGCCGCTTCTCTAAGATCTGCTGGTACAATGCCATTGATAAACTTTGCCGCTTCTTCGTCGTCAGATGAAAGCAACATATATAAAACTTCGTAAGCTGCTGTTTCAGAAAATGCTCGTGACAAAGGATGTCCTTCTGCATCTGTCTTTGTGAATCGTCGGCCATCAACCTTTTCACCGTACGCCGTGAGAATGATTGTCTTAAATGTCTTGATAATCTCTGACACATTCTTTGCTTTAACGATGTCGTCAAGCATCTCTGAAAATTTCTTACCAGTTGTGTATTCTAATTCAAGTAACTCTGGCTTAGATAAATGGAACCAAAGTTTTTCAGTTCTTGTTACTCCGTCGTAATCGTCATATGTAAGTTCTTTACAATACATAGTGTTATACCTCCTTAAAAAGAAAAGACCCCGTAGATTAAACACGGGGCCTATAATTGATTATGTGGATTATGTTTTATTATTTGTTTTTTTTTACGCTGTTTTCATAATTTCAGCGATCTCATCTGGTAATGGAAGTCTACCATCTGTTCCAGGTGTGTAATACTTCTTCTCAGCCCAATCTGGAGCTGACACACCAGATACTGCAACATACTTATTGCCTTCTTTTGTCAAGTAATCTTTGTAATTGGTTGTCCAATCATCAGGCTGTGTTGATAACAGCTCTGGATCTGTTCCGTAAAGAATCTTTTCCAGGTCGGCAAGTTTCTTTGCATCTACCTTGGTACTGTCAAGTTCCAAGTGAGCTGTCGGTTTTCCACCAGGAACATCTACTGGAGTTGTAGAAATAGTCCATGAGAATTCGATACCTTCTGGACTGTCGTTCTTTGTCTTATACGCCTTCTCGGACGGGCTTGCAAGAGCTCCATAAATCATATGTAACTTATAGCCATAATCATCCTGATCAACATCGTTTCCGATTGCTGTCTGGTAGGACATACCAAATGCTGCTCTCTTCTGCTGTCCTACAAATACTCCCGGCGCGATCTCTTTCTGACCATTACACTCACCGAATGAATCTGGATATGTGTAAGCAGTAATTGTAGCTCCGAAATCTTCAGAAGACATCAGGTTTACATACTTAGCATCGTTTGCATATAATGCAGTAACTTCAGCTCCTGATGGACTTTCTGTAACACCGGTAAGGCCATTCCATGCTTCACCCTTTGGGTATGATCCATCAGACTCCTGCTTATAGCAGACACCTTTTTTGGTACCGGTTTCGTATAAACGTTCACCGATCTGATCCCATTTCATTAACATAGGTTTATTCTCCTTTTTTAAAAATATAGTGTGAATACATCGTGATTCAAGTTATCAGCTACATAATGTCTATCGTGGACACAGAATGGGGTTTCTAAAAGTTTATTGATTGCATCATTATCTGGTCTTTTTGAAATCACGATTACTTCATAGCATGTTCTTGAGATGTAAGCATGGTCATTTGCACGCTTCACGTCTCTTTTTTTTATCTGATATCTTATCGCCGGATAAGACATCTGTTTATTATCAGGGGGCTGATAATACACATTTTTATTCCCTATAAATTCCTCTAATTTACTTTGCAGTTTAAGTCTGCTCGACATCTGTATACACACCCCCTAGTGTTAACGCGATTCTAGGGAAGCTAGATGGATCGATAGTTGTAACTTTCCACTTAACTCCCTTATACTCCGCGTATACAATCTTCTGACAATTCTTCGAGGCATAGGGGTTGGCTACTATACTAATCACATTTGATAATGTGGTATTAGTATTAACATTATTGCTTCCGTTGTGATTCCATCTCTGGGTAAAAAAATCGCCTCGGTATTTATGAGTGATTATTCGTTCCTCACTTAACCCAGGCTCTATTTCCACATTTTCTGCAAACCCAATAAGTCCGCTCCATTTTGCCATTTTGAATTATCTCCTTATGATCAGTCCTTAGCTGCTGTCAATGTTCCTAAATCAGCGCTGGTCGCTGTCGTACCATTTGGTTTCGCATATGATACACTACCGGCATTGCTTGTCACGCTGAAAGATACCGGCACATACAGAGCATCTCCAATAGAAATGATTGCTCTCTTTAAGAACATCTCTTTTAACTCACTTGTCTTAAGCTGAGTTTTGCAAGCGGCATCTGCATATGCCTTTGTATCGCCGGATTTTCCGTATACATATGTAGCACTTACGTTTTTGTCTTTTGCATCATTGAAAATCTTATCCATGTTTATTTATCTCCCTTCTGATAAACTAGGCAATTGCTTTCTTTGCTTCAGCAAGACCAGGTTCCTCGCTCTTGGTTTCGCTGCCGGATCTAAGCACAATTGCTGAGAACGGCTTATCAAGCGCACCTGAGCAACGAGTCTCAATCAGATACTTCTCCTGATTGTAGTCGATGTCGAAGTCGTCAAACATGTTGATTGATCCGCCCTTATCAGCGCCGACCTTATAATCGGCAAGGTTTACGATCACACCATACACATCCTTATCGTCCTTATCTTTAAGACCATCCATAACTGGAACTGTAACGATTTTGCTTACTCGAAGTGCTGTTGCAAGTTCGGCTTCGGTCTTATATAACTTATGACCGATAGTATCTTCAAGGAGCAGACAATCGGTAAGCATATCTTCTGTAGTATACAGAACTGGATTTCCTGATCCCTTATAATTCTTTCTTGATTTAACAGCTGCACGAATGAAATTCTTTGCCTTTTCATCCTCAGATGCACCTGTGGCAACTGCCCATCTAATTGTAAATAAATCATGATCATTCAGAACTGGACGAATACGATTCTCATCAACCTTGTCATCACTGGATGCAAGTCTACCGTCACCAAAGAGAATTGATCTCGCGATTTCCTCATCAAGCATCATACGCATCTCAGCCTTGAGCCAAGCAACAACGTTAAAATCTGTGATATCAACAATGTCATCACGATCCATCTTCTGTTTCTTATAGATTGTTGTTGGATCGGTACGTCTCTTAAGTAAACCGAATACTTCTTCTTTCTTAAGTTTTCCTTTGATATAACCCTTAGCTCTTGCTTCGTCCTCTGTGATGTCAGCGAACATTGACTTGATTCTGCTAAATGGAACGTGATGTACAGATGACATTACCTGCTGTACCCAATCCATGTTTCTGCTGATGAACGTTGGAACTGGGGAATCAGCTTTTGCCTCTGGGAATAAGAATTCAAGGTTCTGTACGCCATATTCATCGGCATGTGCCATGAAGCTGTCTTTTAATGATCCGTATTTTTTAAGATCACCAATGATTGTCTTCATATCATCGTGAGACAGAACTGCTTCGTTCTGATCATCCTGAACGTTATTCTGATCAAATAAGTTGTGTTTCATTTCATTATCTCCTTCTTTATTATCTTTGTTATCGCTCTGTTCTTTTCTTTCCTGATTTTCACCAAGTAATCCGAATAAAACTTTCTTCTGCTCGTCATTCATGGTGTCGATGACTTCTTCGATGGTCTTTCCTCTTTCGACCCCATCTTTCTTTGGTTCATTATTTTCAGGTTCTGTTTTCTTTTCGGGGTTATCTTTTGATTCCTCTTTAGAGTCGTCTGCATGCTGAATGATCATGATATTTTCATCATAGAAAGCCTGAAGCTCATCCGCTTCTTCGTCACCATGAGCCATAACAAAGTCAATGCTTGCCCCTGGATTGGCTCCAGCGAGTACAAGGCTGACTTCCTTGATGTCACCATGAAGTACATCGCCGCCGATCTGCTTAAGATGGTTTGCCCATATTGATAAGCAAGCTACATCACCATGCATAACCCGCTTCTTTGCAGCCTGACCTTCTTCGGTATCATTAAATGATCCATACGCATATACTCCATCTTCACGATTTTCGAGTAATGCGTGTCCAAGAACTGATTCGACTTTTGTATGATCATGCATCCACACCAATGGAACTGTTTTTCCATCACAGTCCTTAAATGCGCCATGTCTAATCGTTCTTCCGTCAGCACAAAGTAAGTCGTTTCTAGTGGCATAACCACTGAAATCCCATTTCTTACTCATTTTGATTGTTTCCTCCTTCTTGGGATTGATTTTGGATATTTGGTACTGGTACATCTCCTTCTTTGGCCTGACTGATATTGCTATTTCTCAGTTCGTCAGCCTTTGGATCTTTCGATGGCTTCATACCAATAACCTGTCTCATTTCATTTGATGTCATAATTTCATTTCTTGTGAATTTATCCGCGATATCTGCGATATTATTGACTGGAACCAGTCTGAACGGATCTTTGAACATCTGAATTGTCTGCCCTTGTGTGCGAGCAGTCTTTGTTAAGAATTTTCTTTTAAATTCATCAACAATGGCTGAAACTATCGGTTCGATTGTCCGATTCATATAGTTCAGCATTGTCTTTTCATCAGCAGTACCATCTAAGATACTCTGTGTAATGCCTATCTGGGCAAATACCTGATTAGTCAGATACTCTACCTGATTCATAAGATTGTTTTCAACAGGACGATTAAGCTGAATGATTTTTTCAGTTGCATCAATATATGCAACACCATATTTACTGCCTACGAGCTGGTCTTCGATGTCTTTACGTCTGGTCTCTGCCTGCTCTTTCTTTAACAATGATCTCGCCTGATACGGTAACTGAACAATTATGTCAAGTTTTCCAGACGCCGTTTTTTCATCTGTCACATCCAGTAATCTCAATTTCTTTGCCAGCCGCTGCACCTGTGAGTTAGGCTCATTCACAATCGTATAAAGTGGATTTTCTATAATTGCAACAATTCTTTTAGGCACGACCACCTCTTCACGTTTACCGGTTTGATCGTTGTATACCCTAACTTTTACATGGCGAGGATACCATTCAAGTATCTTGCATGTTCTCATTGATCCGATGCTGTAAGAATCGGTTGTCAAAGGATCTTCGTCGGTGTCGATAGGTATTGCCCCGACGCATCCTTCGTCTAGCATTGACATAACCAAATCCTGTAAGAATGCACGACCTGTCTGATCAATGTTTGCTTCTAAATTCAAGCAATTGTTTAGTCCTGAATCCACATCTTCTTCATACCGGCCGTTTTTGTCATTCTTACAGTGTTTAATTCCAACACTTGACGCATCAACAGCGATTCGGTTAAATATGGAATTGATAATGGAACGATCATTATTGCCAGTAAGAATCAATCGGTCGGGTCTTCGTCCATATCCACTTCCATAACTGTATGGATATGTTGGTTCCTTATTTCTAAATGCATTCCATGCCCGTTGAAATCTGTCTGTTACTCCCATTTATTACCTCCTAGTCAAAGGCTTCACGATTAAGCTTATATGCGACATATGCGTCGAGCATTGCTGCTACCGCATCTATCTTCTGCTCATATCGTTTCTTTAATAGTTTTCTATTACCATTTGTATCTTCCATCGTGATACAATTACCCATGGCAAACGTCATAAGTTCCTCATCAAACAAAAGCATACGTTCCTCAGCCAGTTTCTTTAACTCACCTAATGGCACCGATTCTGTCTTAGCTCCCTGTATTACTTTTTCTACTCCGAACGGGCTGTTTTCTCTTGTCCAACGTTCTACAAATTCTCGAGCATTATACGGGTCATATCCGAAACTTACTACGTCATACTCTCGTTGATTTATGTACTCATCCAAATCGTCATAAACCTGCATCATATCTAATACAGTTCCAGGCATTACAATTAACGAACCTTCATTCATAAAAGATTCGTACTTAACTCTCATCGCCATAGGCAATTTCATAAGAGTTTGTTCTGTAATATAGTTCCGAGTCTTTATTCCAAAAGACCCATCACCAATTGGAAACATAAAGGTGAATGCACAGAAGTCATCACCCTGCGATAGATCTGCCCCAAGAGAGCACGGCATACCCCAATAATCTCTTTTTTTCTTATGAGGTAATGTTTCTTCATAAGTGAAGTAATAGGTATATCCTTCCATAGGAATGCCAAATCGCTTCGCTAAAATATCATTTCGAACAGCGGGATTTTTCTCGGCACGTTCAACATCATCCTGATAAGTGTCATATGTGACTGTTTTTCCAAGATTTGGGTTTGCCTTTATCCACATCTCCGGATTGCTTACTTCGTCAATTGAATCAAGCTTGTACCACCATATGGAGGTATGAATTGATGAATATTCACCTTTTAAAATTTTCATCAATTCCATTTTGATTGTGTCTCCACTGCCATTTCGTACAGTACCCTCTGAGCTAATTGCAAGAATCAGATAGTCATTATTCTGAGCGGTTCCCTGCTCTTTTGCTGATGATTGTTCTATCGCACCAACAACATCTTCTCGAACATCTCCAGATAGCCATTCGTCAATAGTAGCGACTTTGATTCTCTGTCCCTGAAGTTTGTCAATCGTCATAGGAACGACTTCTAATAAAGAACCGGTGAGGAAATTCTGTATTCCCTTTTTAGTGCTCGCTAGATAGGTATGATTCCCCGTTTTTCCAACAGTACTATGCACGCTTCCTTCGGTTAAGAATTTGTACAGTGGCCCTCTTGAACGAGCGATTGCAGTTCTTATTGGTGACATAACTTCATCCGCTTGTCGCATTGTTGGTGCGGTTGTTATTTGATGTGTTGTGGATGTATCTACATTGAGAAAGTAGTTTTGTATACATGAGGCATACATAGATTTAGCTGCTCCTCGAGCAACTATAAGATATTGTTTATTAATAAGACGTTTCTTGATTTTCTTTGTAACGTAATGTCCACCATGATTATCTGGACCGGGAACATATACACTACGTTCGACATAATAATACCAACAAAATATTTGTTCTGCCCATAGCTTGAAAGTATCAAGTAAATGCAGATCTTCTCCGTTGGTCAATGTCAGCTCATCTTCACAATAATCGACAAATCCTTGCATGGCTTGATCATCGTACCATATACCAGGATTAGCAATTAATGCGTCAATGCGGTTCATTTCCATTTCGATCTCGGTGTTGATTGCTATATCTCCTCTAATTACGGCATCTCGAAACATACCATAATATTTAGGCACAGCAGTATTAGATAATCCCATACGCGATCACCTAATTACCCTTCTTCTTATCTTTTTTATCTCCACCTTCACCGATGATCGGTGCTCTTGCACTATCTTTCTTCTTAAACGCATTATAAGCTTTAGCGATATGGTTATATCCCTTTGTACTTACATCCATAACATCGTTCACTTTACGTCCGGCACTGATATATGCATTTACGATCTTTTCACCAGTCGAAACATCTTTGGGGATTAACTGCTTAATATTTCGTTCGAGACTTAATCGATTGTAAGCATTCTGTAATTCGTTATATGAAAAAAGATCAGCATTTTTATATAACTCTTTTGCTGATCTGCTTTCTAATACTTTCTGTTTTTTTGTTTCGACAGATTCATCTTCGGTCTTCGGTTTATGCGTAAGGGTGTCATATTCTTTTTTTAACTTCGCTGCTCTTTTTCGACCTTTAGCTGTCAATGTTCCATCGGCATTTTGATAACGCCGTACTCCCCATTTCATTCCGAGTATTCCATGATGAGAAAGAAAATCTTCTGAATACGGGGTTCCCATATAACTCCACATAACGTCATCCCTCCTCTTTTTGTTTGTGTTCTGAAGCCACTTGTAGTCGCCATTCCATTTCTGCTATATTCCGATTTATAGCGTCTGCGTGAGTTGAACTTGATGGTGGATCAAACATCATACGAACTTTGAGCCCGACATATGTTTTCGCCCAATCAATATATATATTGTTATTGATAAAATCTTCCCACGTCGCAGTCGAATCTTTAATGTTAAATGGTGTTTTAGGACCAACGCCCAACTCCCATAAGATCATAAATGCCGTGTTAATGTCGGCAATGATATCGTTGTCGAAATCCTTATCTTCATCCAAAACACCATTGAATTCCTTTACGAAATCTAAAATACTATTGGTCATATCGATCTCCTTAATGTTTCCAAGGACATGTGTCGTTTGGTTTTCTTTCTATTGGGTTAGTAATTAGCAGATTCACATCGCCATAATGTATGGCATTATGTGTACTTTGAATTGTGCAAACAAGATATTCTGGATTGAGTAATAAATCCGTTCTGGATAAAATATCTGCTTTGGTGATTGGATTTAGATGATGAATTAATACCGGTCCATGAATATCATAACCCGGCATAGCCAAATCGCAACATTGATCCCTTATGATTATTTCGTCTCTGATTTTTTTCCATTCCGGTGATTTATAAAATATCTGGTTGAGGTATCGATCCGAACCAAATGTATCTGCACCAACCTGTCCGTCCAATCGTAGATATTCAAATCGTTCTTCAAAAGTCGGTATTCGCATCAGTTCTGAATATCGTCTAATATTCATCGACATCACCGCCTTGACCAGAATATTTTCGCATTGCTGCTAATGCCTCTGCGTATGTTTCTTCCATTCTCTTTTGGCTCTGTAAAGCTTCAGTTTTAGCCTTAAGTAATCTGTTTTCTTCTCGAAGCTTTTCCAGTTCAAGTTGATCTTTTGTGGAGCCAGCTTTAAGAAAATATGTAATTATTTGTGACGATGCCGTTCCCTCTCGTAACTGTTTTTCTGCTGCCTCGTTAGCCAAAGCAATCAACTGTTTCTCTCTTGCTTCAGGTGTCAACGCCGGTCTGAGTTTAGCAGTAGTGTTTTTAGCTTTCGGCATACTTTTAACCTCCTTCTATTATCTTTTCAACCATTTAGATAACATTTATAAAGACTTATGATGCACCTGAAATATGCTCAGGATTTTTCGAAAGGAGGCATTTTCTGGACGTGGCATCACCAGAATATATGTGCGGAGGGTTTCACATATCAAATTTAAAGAATCATCATAAGTCCTTGTAAATATCATCTAACAATCAAGCAATGAATAACATTTGTAAAGACTCATTAATGTGAAAGGATCGGAAATAAACGCGTGTAAGGGGTGGATTACGAAAAGCATTAATGAGTCTATGCAAATATCATTCATCGACTTTCTCCCATTTTTACCTCCGGGGAATTTTTGAGGAGGGCAGCGATGACGGTAGGGGGTATGATTTTTAAGACCCCCTCCCTATGTATTCATCGTCTACCAGTGATACGGTTAAGCCGCTACGCTGTTATTTGTTATTTTTTTGTAAATATTGAATGGATCGGTTTTAATTATGCTATCGATTGCCTGTTCAACTGCACGATTATATTCTTGCTGTGACAAATTATCTTCAACTTTTGCAATTCTTGCTAAGTATTCGCAAGTGTTGTAACCTTTTTCTTTGTCAAACAATAACCATTCTGTAAACTGTGTAAAAGGATTAAAAGGATTGTCGAAAGTTGTAATTGCAACTAAACGATCGATGGCATTATTACTATTGCTCATTTAATTTCCTCCTTTTAAATACTTTGAAACTGCTGAAACAGAAAGATTCATCTTGTCAGCGATCTCTTGCAATGTGTAATCGGATGCTGCATAAGCTTTGATACGATTAATCTGAACTTGTGAAATGCCACGCTTTTCTTTTGGCATTGATCTTTCGCGAAGCACATCCGGATTTGCATTGTTAAGTATCTGCTTTAATTTATTTTCACTGATAGCCCCTGACTGAATTGCTTCCCATTCACGGTCAGTAATTTCTATAGCTCTGTCTCTTCGTGCCACAGATCCAACCTGCTGCCGATACTTAGTAAGTGCCTGTTGACTAATCTTTTTAAGATCGCTCGTTTTCATATCAGGATTACTTTGCTTTTTCTCGTTTATCTCTACATTCGCCATCCGCTGTGCAGTACGTTCTTTGACCGTGTTCTTAAGGGCATCGTTGAGTTTTGCATCCAGTGAGTCTATCTCATCTTTATACTTGCTCTTTGCCTCTTTACTAGTTGCTATCTTACCTGTATAAGACATCTCTATTCTAGCTTTATTGGCCAGCCCCTTCATGTCATTGGCATACTGGGCATATAATAGCTCCATAGGATGACGTGCTTCAGATACTAATGTATAAGCATCATCAGTCTCTGCCATCTTTGTACTCTTTTTGGTTCGCATTTTCATCTCGTATCGGATCTTACCAGTACGATCTGTATAGTATACCTCGCCAGTGGTATTGTCTTTACGCTTAACAGGGGTGTACCGATCAATGGATGCCTTATCAGTGGTATTATACTTAATTGTATCTCCATCAGCGGTTTTGATTGTCACTGTACCAGTCTTTTTATCTATGGTCCGATTAGGGTAATACAAATCATCAGCTGTCTTATAAATCAATGATCCCTCTGGTCTGGATGGGTCATACCACGACTTATCTTTCAGATTGATCTTTGGCGTTCCTTGTGTCGCTGGGACACTTGTCTCTCCTTTAGCTCTTGAAAGTATTGTGGATGCTCCACCAGATCTAACAAGATTGCCATTTTCATCATACTTCGCCTGGTAATCTTTTCTAAGCTGTGCAATGTTATTGTCTTTTTCACTTGCTTTATAGTCGAGTTTGTGTTTTTCAGCATCAATTACAACCATAGAATGTCTAACAGCTCTGGCCAGTTCTTTTTCATCCGCGCCAGCTAATGTCATATCTGTGATAAGATTAGATATTTTACCCATTTCTGTCTGGGTATTTTTCATAACCTTATATTCATGACCATCCCGATAATAATGTTTTTCGCCATTACTATCAATCTTTACTTCTCCGCCATATTCGAGTTTTGGATCAAATCCTTTAAGTCCATCAAGTTCTGGTGTAGATGTGATCCTCACCTTGCTACTGGTAGGTATAACCATAGCAGTATCCCCATCGAAGTCTGCACCAGATAATCGAGCGGCTACCGTCGCATTAATACCAACAGCATCCTGTGCCAATGGCCCAATTGTTTTAATTGCATCTTTATTACGATTGTTAACTGTACAAATAGGTATCTCAAACGTTCCTCCGTGAGGGTAACGAATAAGTGCCACTTTTGTTCCGGACGAATACTTTGGTGCATATATCTCATTATCTTTGAGCGATGGGATTGGTATAATGACATGATACTTCTGATGCGGTAATGCTGCTGCCTGTAAATTGACAGCTGCCGCGTCACAACCATCCGCAAACTTCTCAAGATAATATTTTTTAACAGTTGGGTTAGTCAGTGAACATATCTCAGCATACTCATCCATCTTATTTGCTTTCGCCAAATTAAGCTGCTTTTCTGCTAATGTCTTTGTCTGTTTACCAAGAAACTGTGACGGTAACGCATCTTTCCAGTCATCCCAATCACCCTCATCAGCTCTCTTATTTATGAGCCCAAGTTTCTTATTAGGGTTATCGGATGCTCCAGAAATCCGTTCACCGGTTTTACTGTCATACCAATACTGTCCGCCCTGATCCGCGTCTTTTATAAGTGATCCAAATGGATTGTCCGGATCGTCTTTGATGTCTTTTAAAACTTCGAGTTTAGACTTATCTTTTGTTTTATTGGTATTAAATCGTACATCTATACCATCTGGTAGATCATCAGAATAAACTGCCATTCCCTTGATGTACTTCTTCCCGTCTACCATGATTCGAACCTGTGAATATCTGGATTCTCCTAATGATAAATCAGGACACCCTCTTCTGATTTCAACAAGTCCGTCTTTCTCTAACCCGCCATCTTCAGCATAACAAATTGCTAACCGCTTTGAATCCAAGCTTGATGGGTATGTGAACTTTCGTTCAAATGTATCGCCACCATCACGAGATATGTAATCATTAATAGTTTTTACTCTGTCCAGATCATAAATCTCCTGATGTTCGATTCCCGGTTTACAAAGCACCCTCTGAGTCGTTTTCTGAGAAGTATTAGTAGCCTGAGAGAAACGTCCGCCGTATACGTTATACCCTTCCCGTGTAAGAATGGTTAAAGCCTGTTCGAGTTTTTCTTTTGATATTCCAAGCTCACGTTCTACTCCGGTACCGACATCGACCATTTCTTTACTGTCAACCTGCTTCTTAAGATAGTTAGCAGTATTACGAGCCTGTTTCATTTTGCTTTCTGAACTGGCATTAAGCAGTGATCGTACAGTAGACTCATTAATACCTAGTTTTCGTCCAATCTCAGAATTGTTTAATCCATCAGATCTTAATGATTTAACATGTTCGACAATCAACATACGCCGTTCATCTTTAGCCAAAGACTTTTCAGTACGATACTGTCCTGTGGTAAGTCCAAATTCATTTTTAATATTTTCGGGTGTTTCTTCCCACCCAGTTTTCTTAAGAGCTTCTACTCGACTAAGGAAATCCTGTCCATGCTGATATGGATTCTCTCCTGATCCCCATGGAAAACGACCTGAATGCCTCGGTGTTCCATAATGGGCAAGGAAATTTTCGTCAAGCAATAATGAATCAAGATCTGAAAAAGTATTCATGTTATACCTCCCCGTTATTTAAAGACTGAAATAATTTATCAAGATGAATGATTTTGTCTATAACAGGTGCCACATCTTCTACTGTCGGACAAAATACTTCCACATTATCATTCTGATAAATTCGAAGCTCGTACTTGATCTCTCCCGGTTTCACTTTGTATTCCAAACAAAACAGCGCAGCATAAATTAATAGCTGATCCATATGTGCTGGGATACGTCCAGTCTTTAAATCATGAATTCTTAATAATCCGTTTTTGAAACTTATAGCATCGGCAGTTCCAAAAAATCTTTCTGAATAAAATAAAACAACCTCTGTGTTCATCTGATATCCGATTGCATCATTAACATATGAATAAATCGTTTTCTTTGAACGAGGTTGTTTAATTCCAAGATCAATTGTTTCTTTTGCCCATGCATGAAGTTTAGTGCCCATCTCAGATGCTTTTTTATTTCGATATATTTCAATCGCTTTTTCATCATCATACCGTAGCCAATGGTATTGACTTGCTGAGAATGGAGCGTGGAGTCCTTCAAGACTCGAATGTTGATTGAAGATCATTTAGCACGTCCTCCTTATTTTCTGGATAAATGAAAGCGGCATATGACATACGGTTCATCTTCGCCACATAATACCCTTGATTTGGTCGATGACTCGCCGTAGCATTTTTCTTTCCCTCGAGTGCTGCCCATTTATTCTTGTATAAAATAAGAAGGTCCGGAATTCCCTGTATTTCCGTTGGATCCATATGTAATACAATGCATCCTGGAAACCGGTGTTCCAATTCATTTACCAGCTTTGTCTTGAATTTGTTTTCTAACATCGCTAATAATACCCTCCTTTCAAAATGAAAAAGGAAATGCACGCCGATAAAAAAAATAGCGTTTCTATCCTTTCTCTCTATAAAAGGGTATGTAAATGACGCGAGAAGAAAAATGAAGATAATTTGTATTTGCCGCTAAAAATAAAGACCCAATGTATTTCTACACTGAGCCTTTATTGACAGATTTAATTTTTTAATTTTTTGTTATTTTTAATTTCATCACATTAACTTTATTGTTTAATACATCCCCGATTCCAGACATATAACCGTTTACAAAAGATTCTTTTGTAGCTTTGTTTGCAACTTTGATAGTTAAGTATTGGTTTAATAATATTCCACCTATACCAATCATAGTTCCCAAATTAAGACCTTTAGTAAAGTCATCCATGTCGGAAATCTTTTCTTTGCATTCCTCGTATTTGTTTTTAATTGTTTCTTTTACTTTCATAATAAAAACCTCCTTAAAATATAGTTTTTCTGTCATTAAAGCGGTTGTAGATTTTGCGAAAAAATAAAGACCCAATGTATTTCTACACTGAGTCTTTATTATTAAAATATTATGGTAATACCATGCTCTTTTAATTTCTTTGCGATAAAAAGCTTAAATGATTCAGTTTTTTCTTTTGGTCCGTGTTCTAAATAACGCATTAAAAACCCCAAACACCACGCGGCTTTCGTATCTTTATCTTTATAATTTGGCATCATGATAAAATCTCCTTTTATTTTATTTCATAAAGGTCTATGTAAACGATGCGAGTGTTCATTTATGATACATTAAATTATGTATGCATTCAGTTATGAAATATATTTTTTATCTGACAATTGTTACAATATATACATATTAATCAGAAAGGAGGTATAAAAATGGCTGAGCAAGCATTAATTAAAGACAATTCTATGCTTAATATATGTAAAACACATTGCTCGGTATCAGGTAAACCATCAGCACCAAACATTACACATGCGATAAAGAAACATTGTGGTAATATGAATAATGCTTATATTTATACACAACCAGAATTATTATCCTATAAAAATCAATGTTACCGTAAAGGGCTCAAAGAAGGTTATATACAAAGTGGTAAACTAGTTATTTATATTGCCGCTTGTGTTGCGTACGAATACCGATATGAAATTTGGTCTTTTGCTAAAGATAAATACACAAAAATTACTGAAGCAAAAAACACTAAGAAAAATGTAAAAACTACTAAAAAGGCAATGAAACCTGATGCCAATCTTACAGATCCCGATAATATTGACCGCTCAGATTCAGATATTGATACTGAGTAAATTTATTATTTTTTCTATTCTAAACTTGATATATTATGAGTCAAGTTACACATCTTTATAATAGCAAATTTTTATATTCCCTCCGAGCCCCTAGCACAGACCTTGTGTTAGGGGCTTTAATCCCCCATTTTCACCATCTGGCCAAAAGCCCAAAAATTTTCTCTATTTATTATAAAAATATATATTTTTTTTCACAATTAATAAGAGAAAAAAGTGGGTTTTTGGCCACAGCACCCCGCAAACCCGCATAAAACCTAGGTTTTTCGCTGGCCAAAAACATTTTCAAAAGTGGGCAGAAACCCACTTTTTTTGGCCATTTGATCAAAATTCTCCAAAATCCGCTCCAAAAATTTGCATAAAAAATGACCAGAACCCACAAAAAGTGGGCAGCTGGCCAAAAATTTTTATAAAAGTGGGCAGAGATTTTTAGTCAAAATACAGCTAATTATTCTCAGTTTCGAGAGTTATTTCAACACTGTTATCTTTCTTTGAGAAAAACAATCTTACCTTATATGACTTGTCGTTGTTGTAACCCATATATAATGATCCGCTATCGTCTTCCGAATCATAATCAACAGTGTCAAATCCCGCGTCTTTGCATTTCTGTTTATAGGTGTCAAACTCTGATCTTTCGGCGTTTTTTACGCTACCAGTAACTAAATCACCATAATTATTGAAACTGATTTCTTCCGCCGTAAATATATCATTTGGATTAGGAATCATTGTTGATAAATCTTTTGTTGATACTTCTTCTGAAACAGTATTATCTGACGATGAAATAGTTGATGTTGAGTTCTCTACCTCATCTACTTCTGCTTCCTCTACAAGAGTTGTTCCAGTCTTACCGGAATTGTCACCACTTCCGCCATTACTACTATTATCAGAGCATCCAACAGCAAACACAGTGACTGCCAAACCCATAATCAATAAAGCCTTTCTCATATCCTTCTACCTCCTTCGATATGTACAAAATATAAATTGATTATAGTCTGTCTACATCCGGGCTGTCAACTGATTCTGACACGCTACTGCAAGGAGTTACTGAAAAGCCATTAATGCCACCTACTCCGTATACAGTATTCAATGTATTCTTAGTATTTATCTCTTTAAGAGTGACACGATAATCGTCAACGCACTTTTTAATAACTGCATCGTGATTTTTTCCTCGCTCCTTCATTTCCTCGGCCAGATCACTAATCCCTTCTGCTAATATGCACACAGCACCAGCAATAATCCAAGCAGTAACATGACTGAATAAACAATAAACTCCCCAACAAAAAAATCCTAAAAACATATACATCTCTTATTCCTCCTTATAATTATGCTCTACATAAACTGATAATATTGTCATTTGCATCTCTTTTATTTATTCGATTATGGCAATACCCTTCTTTTTGGCAATAACATTCATAATTACCAGCCCCGCCAACACCTGTTATATAATACGATCGGTACCGACATGGCTGCCTATTATCAGGAATAGCATCAACTAAACCCATATATGTAACCATTTTATTCCTCCTTCGTCCAGTGAATCTTTACTCTTAATACACCAATAGGGAATGCAGAAATATCAGCCACTTCGGAATTTAATAGTTTTTCCAAAACCATTCCTTTTTTGTAAGCGATACGATCAATAGTCATCATACGATTAGTATTGTTTACATCATAAATATCAACACTATCCGTGCCTAAATCCAAAATATCTTTTACTGTCATTTTTTATTCCTCCTTTTTCATACTATCTTTTACTGGCTGAACGTCACATTCCGTTGGTGCAGTTGGACATCCGTCAGGATATTTATCTCTAAGCCAGTTGTTAACCGCCTCATTCATGCTTGATGCATTTGTCGTAGTATCCTGGTCAATTCCATTTATTAGCCGCCGTTTTCCTCTTTGATATTTGGGTTCACATGTAATTATTGATTTATCCGATTTAACCCAAGGAAATGGCTCACCAAATAACATTTTCTCCATAGGAAATTCCGGTTGATCAGGTATCTTCTTTTCAATCTTCTCAAGACTTCCGGCATAAGAAAGAATACAGGCATACATTGGTGATTCGCCTTTTGCTTCAACTACGATTAATACATCTTTGCCATTTTTAATAGCTTCATAGTCACTTCGACTTATAAATAGCTTTTCCATAAACATCAACCTTCCTTAATTTTCACCATTCAATATAGTGTTATCATAATTACTATTATTTGTAATATCTTTCTTTGGGACTAGTCGTCCGTATATGTATACCATATCTTCTGAAGTTATAATATTTGTTGTACTGATAGAATTTATCGCATCAATCTGTGCTTCAGTTAGTTTAATACCATGATTCTTGAAAATATCTTCAGCCCATCTAACTTCGGATTTATTAACCTTATTTTCACATCCGCTAGAAGTGCTAACAATTAATTCGGAATATGGTAAACTTTCAATCCACCTACAGAACTCTCGCCATTCATCCAACTTATGGTCTTTACGAGATTTATAAATGTTTGCCAGCACCTCATAATTCAGCATAACATTACGAGTCTGGTTATAACAGCTCGGAAGAAGCTGAATCATCTGCCACCAAATCTTCTTCAGATTATCACTGTACGTCTTCTGGTTCATATAAGACTTATTCTTGTAATAAATATAGAAGTCGCGCCAGGCATTCAAATCCAAAATTGTATCTTGGAGTTCTCTTATAGGAGAAATATATGAATCGTCGTGAATAAATTCATAAAATTCTTTAAAAAGTTCTGACGTTCCATTAAGCAGATGCTCATGACTAAAGTCATCCATCGTAAACTCTTTTTCCTGAATCTTGTGCATCGTACTGCAAGAGTTCGCAACAGTACCTACCTTGTAAGTATCAAATTCTTTCCCATTAATGGACTATCTTTTACTATTGTTTTTGTGTGTTAAATAAATAAAAAAAGAGAAAAGACCCAGCATCATCACTGAGTCCATCCCCCCTTAATTTAATCATTTTTCAATTTTTACTAGAATGTATTCAGGGTCATTCAAATATAACTCAAGTTCATGAAATCTCAAATAATCTAATCTCTTTGATCTGAACACATAATTATCTGTACCACTCTTAGTTTTAGATTCTACTAAAGTTAAGAAGTATACTTTATTATACTCATTCATATCCAGTGATTTTATTGTTTCTAAACTTTTATCTAGTTGAACGATTGTCATGAAATATCACCATCCTTTCATTATAGAAGATATATTTTTCGCTAACACACAATAATATAAAACAATAGGACACCATTTCGGTTTTCATGGGCTTCGTTTCCTAAAACCCAGCTGCGTATCAATAGCAGCCCTACTCCCCCGCCCAGAAGGCATAGGGGATAGCCTCTACAGGTTCATTTCAAAAATATAAAAGAGAAAAGACCCAGTGTATTTACACCGAGTCTAATACTCTTAGATATTAATTTTGTCACACATCTTTAAATGATATAAAAACTTCAAACCATATTTTTGAAACTTACCATTTTTGTCTTGTTTAATGTACTTCTTTTGTTTTTTTAAAGCACGTTTTCTCATTATTCTATGGTAAGAATATTCAAAATTGTTTACAGTTTTTCTAACAATATTCATAGTATCACTCCTTTCTTCGTAATAGTATTTGTCATTTTCGCGAAATATATTTTTGAAATGTTTCCCACGGGATTCCAATGGGTGGTTCCCCGTTAGCCACGCTGAAATATAAAAGAAAGAGAGCCGTTAAGACTCTCCTTCAAATTTCTTTTTTTGCATTCTACCATGGATTATCAATTCTTTAACCCAGTCGTCGACTGCATCCAGTTTGAGTGTACATTCTACAATTTTCAAACTTTCTTCACATATTCCAAACCCGTCCAAACCATTAAATTGTTTCATAAATTCAGCAGCTTTTTTGTATGTCGAAAAACAGCCGTAAGTAGTTCTGCACTCAAAATCATCATCATCGACGATTTTATAAAATTTAATATCCATAATAACTCACTCCTTTCTTCATTATAGGAGTTGTAAATTTTGCGTGACCCCTGCCGATAAGCAGGCAAAGTGTTTCATTGGCAGAAAGAACTACCAATATAAAGGCGCAGTAATTCTCACATACACCGGCATCATTCTCATAAATTTTCTATGATCCGTACCAGCATGCGATAAACGCTGCATAAGAGATTGATCGTTATGGCCCACACAATAACACCCATCAAAATCTTTCTTACCACAAGGCTTTATGTCAAAACCATAATACTGATCGATTTCAAACATTTTTCTATTGTGTTCTTCCGATCCGGCTATGCTGCAATGATCACATCCGATATGGTCATCACCTCCACAAAACCCACTATCACTCTTCTCCCATGAATTCATCGGATTTCTCATACCCTCAATAATAAACTCCATCTGCGCTGGACTTGCCAGAACTACATTTTCTAATTTAATCATTTACGTCATCACCCTTCTCAAATAAAGTTTTCACTATGATAGATTCATTTTCATTAGCTGTTATAAGTAAACAGGGTTCGTCATAACCATCACGAAAATATTTTACACTCACCGTATTATCAACAGAAATATCATTTAGCATTCTGAGAATCTCATCGAAAACATATGCTTTTGCTTCGTCTCCGTTAGTATGTCCTTTTATTGATAAAACGCCAGTTGGATTACCCTCAACAGTTGTTTCTAATACTACAGTAGCACATTTACTCATTTAACATAGCCCCTTTCTTACATTCATCTACATCCTAAACAGAAATCCCACCAGTTAATAACCGGAGTCATTATTATGGTTTCAAAATCTACATTTGAATTATTAATCTCCGAGTCCAATACAATATGTTCGTAAATAGGCTCAGTGCAACCAAGGTCTAATGTAGTATTATATATTCGTATTAGCCATCCACCGCCGTGTCTACCGGTACGTTGAAGTCTAAAACATAAATGATCATGCTCTTCAAAAAATTCTTTAAGCATTTATTCATACCTCCTTCTATGAATATCAAAATCGTCATCATCGCCTTTAGTTCCGATGCAATAGCAATAGCATTCTTTGTCTAACTTAAAATATAACTTGACAAAAGAACGCATCATCACAGCCACTATTTTTTTAATCATCTTTAACTCCCTCTAAATATTTTTTAATTTGCATACATCTGCTGGAATGTTCGCATGTTATAATATGATAATTTATGCCTTCAGATTCACTATTTACATGACTTATAACGTCCGCTGTAAAATCTGGACAATTATGACAGTATTCTTCAACATTTAATTTAATCATTCTGCATAACCTCCTAAATTTTTATTAATAATCGTGTTGGTTTCAATTTCTTCAATGCTGAATTCAACTTCTGATCTATTGTCTAATTCAGGAAATCTTGATTCTTGATCCTCTTTAAAATACTTTTCTTCTGTTTGGATTTTTACTAACTCGGCTTTTTCAAGAGTATCGAACACACCGAAAATATTAATATCGGCACCATAACCATCAAAACATGTGTCACCGTAAACTAAATATAATTTCATTATCTTATTCTCCTTTCTCTAAGCCCCAGTCAATTTTCAGATATGAATAGAAATCCCACTGATCCGCCGGACAACCTGGTGGTAATGGTGTTGCAGGTTCATAGTCTACTTTATAACCGAGGTTCATAAGTTCTTCACATAAGGCATCGATAATTTTTTTATCTGGTTCATCCAGCGGTATGCTTGTATTATAAAAACCAGCTTTGATTGTTTCTTTGATACTTTTTTCAATCATATTCATTACGTCTTTGCATTTACAATTTATAAGGGTTTTTCTTTTCGCTTCATATGCGTTAATCATCTTATTCTCCTTTCAATTTTACAACTCCTTAGTTGCTTATTTGTCTATCCTTTCGTTCATAATACTCTTCTTTGGATATTTCTACCCAGTCGGTTTTTTCATTACCTTCTGGAGCTCTAAAGAATCTATTAATCTCGATTTTCTCCTGCTTACCATTCTCGGTTTTTATTGCATAGAGCACGCCAACAGTATCAAAATCACCGTTCTTTTTGTCTGTTAAGAAATCCTCGCAATAAACTTTGATCGGCTTTCCAGGCATATATGGCATTGTTATAGGATACATTTCATCAACGATTTCGCTAACCAAACGTGACGAATATGTAACATTGGGATTATTAATATCGACGCAATATGACAAGTCGCTGTTATGATATTTCACAGTTCCGTCGCTATATGCATACTTAAATAACGACGGCATTCGTTTACTCTGATATACTTTTGGACCGTTTTTAGGACGTGAGCATATATTCCAAGCGTCATCCGTATCCTCAATTGGAGTTAACGGCTGCATATCAATCAAACGATTAAGTATAGCCTGCGTCATCTTAATACTGAACCCCGAATGCCCATCATCACATAAGCTATTAAAAGCTTTTAGCGCACTCTCGTAGCAAGCGCAGCCATAATCAAATTCACCCTCCTTGCGATCTGGATTTTCATGTTTACATGCTAATTCAACTTCTTTTTTAGCCCATTCTTTCATATTATTTTCTCCTTTCAAAAATATAAAAGAGAAAAGACCCAGATTTTACTCTGAGTCTTAACCCTTTAAATTGTTTCGTCATGATAACTCACATGCGATACTGGTCGTCTTGTTGTAGTATCTGATCATCTTTTTTCACCAAAAGCCTCAATCATTCCTCCAATAAGGTCAAGGGTGATAAAAGTCCAAATTGTCGTTAATACTGTCCATAACGCCAGCGCTCCTTTAATGAAATTTTTCATGATTAATTCACTCCTTTCTTCATTATATAAGAAGTAAACATCGCGAATTACTCAGTGCCTGCATATCCTTACCCATTATGTTCCTCCTTAGAAACCGGCTCTATAAAGACATTCAAATGTCCATCCCGAGTACTTATCTCATATGCGCAAGAGTTTAAAACGCACTCTCCAATGTAATCAATGTACTTTTCATTTAGGCCATTAGGTATTTTTAATTTCGGTATCGGACATCCCCTTTCAAAAATATGTACATCAGAATTGACAATATACAACAAATCTCTAATCCTAATGGAACGTGGATCCGAAGTATGTGTAGGAATTTCTTCTCGTATTTCAATAATTTCTCTAAAATTTTTATTAGCATTTAGAGATGATATCATTTTGTTTCCTCCTTCCAAGTGATACGTATTTCATCAGCTCGCGACCAACTATTATATTTATATGTACGTATCGTGTACCCTAAATTTTCATAATGGGTAATTAACAACTTACAAACATCATCACTAATATGATCGCGCTCACAAGCCACTCCATATGAACCTTTTTTTGTAGCCTCCTTAATCTTTCGATTTATTTTTTTCACAGTACTTATGTATAACTTTTTTTGATATTTGGCTTCGCTCAATACAGTTTTTGATCTTGCTTCCTCTGCATTAATCATGCTCTTTCCTCCTCCCAACTTATTTTTATTGCCGTATAACCATGATATACGCCCGGTGCCAATTGCTTCATATGTAATGGGTCATAACCACACTCAACGTAATATCCTAAACTTCTAATTTCTTGAATCAATGCACAAATCGTATCATTGTCAAGAATATCATCAAATTCATCAAATGAATAAATACACGAATAACGTCCTTTATATATCACTTCTTTAATTTTACCGTCAATTGATTTTAGGACATCTCTACTTTTTCCATTTAATATAGTTTTCTGTCTTGCTTCCTCTGCATTAATCATATTGTTCCCTCCTTTTACCGGTCTTTCAACTGTACCGTGTAAATTTTTCCATTTACTTCTATCACGTCATACTTCTCAATAAATTCGTTATAGTTTACCGAATTGTCAAGGATGACATCGTATTGAATTGGCTGTGCACATGCAAAAATAAACGCAAATAACACAGACAATATAGTAACACCTGAAAATATGTATGCCACTATTTCATGATTCATAAATATCAAAACGCAAACAAGCGACATCACAGCCAATATAATGAGTATTGGAATGATAATGTTCTGATGCTCATAAACAGCCGGTAAAAATGCATCTTTTACATTTAATATTGTTACTCCACTCATAAATCTACCTCCGTGTAATATTTAGGATGTTTCCATAAAAGCTCCCAATCATCACAATCGGCATATACATGCTCATTGCCTAATTTTCTGGTAAGCATAAGCACATTGGTTTTTGAATTATAATAAATTGCATCCACCTCTGTCTCGTCGCACTCCCAACCACTATCTGTCATGATTGCTGCTTTTGAATTAATGCCATTGCCAATAAGCAATCCAATCAAAAAACCAACAGTTATCGTATCCAGCATGTTATTCATCTACCTCCTAACTTCTTTGCAATCATATCTCTTACTACTGCATCTAGCACAAAATATGGATCGCTTTCCTTATTCCGTACGACCTCATATTCAAGCTGCTTACGATATCGATCACGATTTTTATCATCTACTATTAAAAAATCACGAAGTATATTTAATTTATACTCGATCGTTTCTTTAACGGTTAACCCTTGAACCACATAAGCCATTTGTATCCTCCTATGCTCTTTTATTTCTTATTTCTCTTGGAACAATATAATGATCGGCTTCATACCCCCGCTGACCGAAATACTGTGTAGATGGCATGGAAAAGCGAATTTCATAAACGCCACAATCTGTTTCAAACTCATGAACCGCATGTATTATCACTTGTCCATTATCGTTTGTTATTTTTGATCGATATAACATTCGCTGCCATTTAACATCCTCCTGCAATAGCCTATTAATCATGCTTACCTCCTATCTGTGATACATCTGCCACTCCTCTACAAATTCAGCTGTCGTGTCAACAATTTTTTCTACACTGAAAAAACTGTGCCCATTAACACATAACCGTCGTCTCATAATCTCATTATCATCCAGATTCTGAACCGTATCCGACACTACCATTTTTCCTCCACATTTTGGGCATTTCATTCTTTCGCCTCCCATCTAACTGGTTTATGAGAATCGTCATTGTATGGATGATTCAAGCAATCATCGCATGGATCTTCAGTTTCTTTTTCATCTTTGTACGCACACTTCTCGCAATAAACATTGAAGTATACTTCCTTTGTGCTAGTTTCCATTCCGGTCACTCCTTTCATAAAAAATAAGAGAAGTCCCTGATATAATCAAAGACCTCTCTTAGATTGTTAATAAAAATATTTTCTTAATATATAACGTTTATAGTGTTGTACTACGTTGCTTACTATGATCTCCTTGTCGCACCCAAAGACTATTTTGTCTGTTATACCGTAAACTGTATAAATGAAAATATCATCATCATTTTTCAAATAGACAATTAAATCATCATCTTTTATAGTTACTCGTATTCCAGCATTAATACGTTCCTTGAGCATTCCATGAATCGCAATACAATATAAATATTCGTAATCTGCCATAAACTTCACTCTCCTTTTCACTATAGAGAGTGTTTTCTACGCGCTTTCATAACCTCAAAATAATACCGGTTAGCGATCAGCATCGTATTACCCAATACCATCCATAACCCAAGTGGTATGGTAAATACTGCGAATGTACAATCATCGATCGTTATACCGGCAATTATTGAAAATACCACAACGAAAAATCCTATAATTCGCTGCTTAAGAAAATATAATTCTTTTTTTCGTTTTTCAACAGTATTTTTTAACTCATAACCCGGTTTTGCAACACCAACAGAATATCCATAATGACATCCGTCAGTGTATCCTTTATTATATATAGCTTTTTCATAATCACTCATAAAAATAGACTCCTCTTATGCAACTTTTTGAGTATTATTTACCCATCTAGTTTCATTGAATTTTTTCTTAGCTGCTAAAGCCCGGCTTATCGCAATATCAATTCCTGATCGACTTTTTAGGTGATAATAATATAAATCTGTAAATGGCGTATTTAATCGATCTATACGACCACTTGCCTGCTCCATTACCTTATAAGAATAGTTTTGTGAATAGAATATAATTGTATCTGTTGTTATACAGTTCCATCCCTCACAACCCGCAGTATACTGCACCAAATATACCCAACTATCAGAAGTTGGTACTTCTTGATGAGCATGACCATTCCATTCTGCAACTTCAAAATTATCCTCATCACACATTGGCAGTAATAGTTCTTTTAGTAACTCCAACTCATAATCAAAATTATAAAAAACTATTGATTTAGGATGCTTTTCTATTAGTTCAAGAAATGAAATCTGCCTGGAATCAGATTGATTCACCATTCTTCGTAAGGAATAACATAGTTCGGATGCATTTTTTATTGGTTCGTTTATCCACGGATTCCATCTAAGTTTTGTTATCTGACGATATGCAATATGATCATAATCAACATAAATATCTTCATGGTGTGCTACTGTCTTACGCTCAAAATCCATATCAACCAGAATATTATTTCTTAATCTGATGAGTCTTCCGGTATTCAAGTATCGATCTATCTTAGGAAATTTACTAAACCGAGAATATACAACATGTTCATCTATAAATTCTGTTTTATTTCGATAGAACCCATTAGCAATAAATACAGGAATATAATCAGACCAAGTGTCCCCCGGAGTTGCTGATAAAAGAATCCATTTATTACTCTTGGCAATCTTTAGGAACGCCTTTACCCAAGCCCCGGAACCAACTACTCGCTGCTCATCAAATATAAAGAATGCATCTTTTACATCTGAATATTTTTGTATATTATTCCAGCTATCGATCACGACTTTGTTACCCCATCGGGATTTATTCAGCTTTTCATTTGTAGACAATAAAAAAGGAATGAGTTCTTCTTCCCATTCCAAATTATCTCGTTTTTTTGCTGTTGTTATAATATAAAGATCCGGCGGACGTTTAGTCATTGCTTTATATCCATGCTCGTCTATGGAGCCGCCATAGAGTTGAAAATAATAATACAATGACGTGCGACTTTTACCAGATCCTACACCCCCACACAAAATACAGCCATTATGCATTTTAGGTATAGCCTCTTTTTGGTGGGGGTATAGAAATTCTTTTTTACTACTCATTGTGCTCATTCATAAAGTCCAAAAAGAACCTTCTGCCCACAATATATACAATGAGCAACTCTCTGACCATCGTATACATTATGGTTTAACAGGCTTTTACAGCTCGGGCAAAACGGATATGTACCACCTTTTATACCCCCAGCCACAACTTTGAGATATTCCGCGGGTTTCGCATTAAGATGGTCTAAAGCTATACCAAGACGCTCTTTACTAATTTTACTTATTGCCCTATCGCATTCGCCAAATATTGAACCAGTTATTGATTCAAATATAAAATTCTCGGCATCTTCTCTAAATTGCAAAGTAACATTCTCGACCATTTCTAAAGGCGAGTCGCTTGAGTTATTCTCTATCATTTTGTATCTCCTTTCTAACCTGATCCAATTTTTTCTTTATTTTCCTATCACCGATTGGCACCTCATATCCCTGAAGATATGCAATGATCATCGATGCCCGTTTATGACTTTGAGTAATGCAAACAGGAGCGCTATTATGCAATACAATATACTTATATGTAGAATTATATTGCTTCACTTTTATTATCCGAAACTGTATCAGCATCTTATACACGCTCCAGTTTCTCAATTGTTGTGGCTGTATTCGTGACTCGTAAACCTGTTATAATAACATTAATGAATTTATTTTCACTAACGAAATCCATAAACAATCTGTTCAAATCTGCAAAGTCAGGTGTCGATCCATTCATAAAACGAACATCAAATTCGATTTCGTCTGTTTCATTTTCCGAATGCGAAAATTCTATAGCTACTGAACACCACACTACAGATTCATTTGTTTTATTGTCGCATTCGTATACAAATGTTCCGCCATTCATAAGGTATTCAACTGGTGTAGCCGATGGTTTAATTGCCTTTTTCATTTTCGTTGTCCTCCTCTGGCGGTGTCATAAACGCACCAAGAAACATTGATACTAAATCTATTGACGTAGGTTCTTCTAATGAATCTTTATTGGCATTTGGCAACCACTTCTTGAATGTTTCATAATATTTTCCTGTATTATAGCCGATCGTCTTTTTACAGATAGCCAATGCCAAACCTTTTTCCGGATCAAAAGCTTCGCCATTCTGAGCCTTAACCACTGTTTTACTACCATCGTTCCAAAATACGATAGTTGCTGGATCGTTGAAAATAACGTTCTTTATTGCAAGTCTTCTTTCCTTCTGCTGATAACGACCCGAATTCTTCGGAATACTACAATCAACAACTGCGCCACATTGTGTTACTTCCTGAATTGGATAACCGTCTCCCCCTATAGAATAGCCTATTATTTTAGCTTTATGTATGATCGGTATTGAATTAATCATAATTAAGTTCCTCCTTTAAAATATAATCTTAGTTAAATGGCAGCTCGTCTTCATCGCTGTTTGCCTGCATGTATTCCTCATACTCTTCTGTGAATCGATCGATTGCCTGTGTCACTTTCATACCTGCCAAATAAGCTGTTCTGTAAGCTTTTCCATTTACAATGGAATCATATGGACGAATATCAAGATCAACTGACTGGATACGAATATTATCAAGCATCTTAACCTTATCCTCAGTAATTCTGATCATCGCTTTACCGGACTTAAGGTAAATATTAGGGCCATTGTCATTGAACTTTACTTTAACCATCATATTCATTCTTGGCGGCTCACCCTCTTCGTTTGATGGCTTGATCTTTACATTCCATCCGGCACCATCTGCATTCTTATCATTGATAAGCATTTCGGCAATCTCTTCTGTTGGAATCACAAGAGCAAAGTTTCTGTCGCCCTCTCGGTTATATGTGCTGGCGGCACCTGCAAAGTTTCTGAATATAATTCTTGCGTCCTCGATTTTCAACATTCCATTTCTTGGGTTAATTGCTAATTCCATATCTTATTTTTAGTAGCAGACTGTATCGTATGTATGAAAGTATTATAAAATAAGCATTCCTTACTTCTTTTACACAAAATACTGTCTACTACGTCCTCCTTT